AAGACGTTCACGCTGGGCCGTGAGCCGATCTACCTCGACGGCCCGTTCAAGTCGTATCACGTCATCGTGGACGGCGAGAAGGTCGTCAAAGAAAAGGATTTCAATTCATTCCCTGTTGCCTGCTTCAATTGGGGCAGGGACGATGGGGACGACTACGGCACCAGCCCGGTTATCGAGCTGCTGACTGAAGTGCGCGAGATCAACGCGGTCCGCAAGGGCACGCTGCGTGCGCTGCAGGGCGTTACCGATCCGGCGTTGGCGCTGGGCAGCAAGGTCGACTGGCTTCCGCCGCTCGATCCCGGCTCGCGCCATCCCGGCCTGATCGATGAGCAGGGCCGCCTGATGGCCCAGCCGATCCTGACCGGTGCACGGCCCGACTATGCGTTTCAGTATATTGAGCAGAGCCGCAACACGATCCAGGAAGGGCTCTACGTCAACCTGTTCCAGACGCTTGTCTCCAAGCCCGGCAATCAGACCGCGACGGAAGCGCTGATCCGTCAGGAAGAGAAGGGCGCATTGCTCGGCCCGGCCGGCTCGTCCATCCAGGGCGGGCTTGCCATGCAGACTGATCGCGAGTTGTCGATCCTGGAAGCGAAGGGGTTGTACGAGGCTGAAAGCCGCTTTGTGCCGCCAGCGTCGCTGGGTGGTAAATCTATCCGTGTGAACTTCACGTCGCCGCTCGATATCCTGCGTAAGGCGGGTGAGGCCAAAGCGGTTGTCGAGGTGTGGAGCTTTGCCGCGCAACTTGCCCAAGCCAAGCCCGAAGTGCTCGACAACATGGATGCCGACGAAAGCCTGCGTGTATTTGCCGAGGCAGGCCGATCTCCGCAGCGCATTCTGAAGCGGAAGGAAGAAGTCGAGAAGGACCGCGCACAGAAGGCTAAGGCGGCGACCGCACAGCAGGGTATGGCCGCGCTGGCTGGCGCTGCTCAGGTCGCAAAGGACGCTGTGCCGGCGATGGCGCAGGCGGCTGATGCCGGCCTGATCCCGAACCTAGGCGCGGCTGCACAGTGAGCGGCGACAAGGAAGCGGCAGAGGTCAAGCTGGCCTATGCGCGCCTCTTCAGTGACAACCCAAAGCGCGGCGATGGCATGATTGTGCTCGCCGACATGGCGCGGCGGTCGGGCTTCTACGGCGTGCCCAGCATCGCTGCATGGATCAAGGAAACCGGCTCTGCACAGGGCCACGAAATCAACTGCCACGAATTGAACGGCAAGCGTGCCTTGTTCTCGGCAGTCTCGAACTTCGCCAGCCTGAACGAAAGCGACATGCTCATTCTTGAGCGGATCGCACGATTTGGGACTGCCGGGGACTAACCAACCACCAAAGGAAATCACATGACGACTGCGGATGCTGGGTCCGTGGCGAGCACTGACTCGTCGGCGGGCACCCTGGACACGCAACAGCAGGTGTCGGCGAACGGATCTTCCGACACCAATGCATCGCCTTTTGCCGGTCTTCAAGATGAAGGCACCCGGACATGGGTCGAGAAGAAGGGCTACAAATCTGTTGAGGATCTGGCGAAAGCTGCCGTCAACCAGGAGTCGATTATCGGCGCCTCGGTCAAGCGGCCAGCCGATGACGCGCCGCCCGCGGAATGGGACAAGTTCTATTCCAAGGTCGGCCGTCCAGAAAAGCCGGATGCATATGAGCTGAAGCGGCCCGAAGGCCTGCCGGAAGACCTGCCTTATGATGAAGCTCTTGCGGGCCAATTCAAAAGCTGGGCTCACGGCGCCGGCCTGAATAACCGCCAGGCTCAGACCTTGCACGATCAGTTCGCACTCGCGCAGGCCGAACAGGCCAAGGCGCATGTGGCCGGTTTGACCAAGGCTGTCGAGACAACCGCCGATGAACTCGTGAAGGAGTGGGGGCCGCAGGATTCTGACGGCTTCAAGTCCAAGCACGAGATCGCCAACCGGGCATTGAAGAAGCTCGGGCTGGTCGAGAGCTTTCAGAAGTCGGGCATCATCCTCAAGGATGGCGCGCTGACCGATGCAAGCCTTGCAAAGGCGTTCGCTGCGATCGGGGAGAAGATGTTCTCCGAAGACAGTATCGACGGTGATGCAGCAGTCGGCGGCGACAATCCGTTCGCGGATGGGTCGTTCAACCTCACCAAGATCTCAGCCCTCTCGCGAAGTGATCCAGATCGCGCGCGTGCGCTCGCAAAAGCCGCCGGCAAAGACCCGGCCCAATGGATACCGAAACGGTAGTCCAGCGACCACGCGTCATCCTCTGAAGGACCACCACCATGGCTGACGCATATACCCGGCTGACAGATGTCGTCGTACCGGCTCCCTACGCACGTTACTCGTTCGAACAGCACGTCGAAAAGCTGGATATCTTCCAGGCTGGACTGCTGGCGACCGATGAGCAGATCGCCGGCAAGTTCGGCGAAGGCGGCAAGCTGCTTGAGCTTCCGGGTTGGAAGGATCTTGCAGGCGACGCCTCCGAGCCTGTCAACGACGATCCGGCTGACTCGATCGAGACGAAGAAGCTGCAGACCCGCGGCGAAACGGCGCTTCGCCAGTTCCGCGCGCAGGCCTGGGCATGGCCGGACCTCACCGCCGTTCTCGCTGGTGAAGATCCCGGCAAGGTCATCGCAGACCGCCAGACCGATTATTGGCAGCGCGCGATGAAGAAGGCCGTGCTGGCCACCCTGGCCGGTGTGCTCGCGGACAACATCGCCAACGACGCCGGCGACATGATCCGCGACACCAACGCCACGATTGCCGACACCGACCTGATCGACGCCGCATATCTGCATGGCGATCAGGCGGATCGCTTCGTAGGTGTGGTGATGCACTCGCTGCAGATGAAGGTTCTCAAGAAGGCGGACCTCATCGACTATATGCCGCCGTCCGAGCAGGGTGGAATGATGATCCCGACCTATCAGGGCCTCCGGGTTCTGGTCGACGACGGCATCACGAAGACCGGCTCGAATGAATACAACGCCATCATGTTCAAGCCTGGTGCCGTTGTTTACGACGAACTGCCGGTGAACACCGAAGGCGGCCCGGTCGAAATGGACCGCAAGCCTCGGCAGGCGCACGGCGGCGGCGTGACCGAACTCGTTGCGCGTCGTCAGTTCATCATGCATCCGCGTGGTTATGACTGGCTGCATGCGTCGGTTGCCGGCGTGTTTCCGACCGATACCGAGCTGGCCGCTGCGGCCAACTGGAATCGCACGGCGACGTCGATCAAGTCGACCGGCTTCGTGTTCCTCAGGACGACAGAGGTATAAAGTCCTATCACCGTAATATCCGTTGTGATTACAGCGGGTTGGTGATATAAAAATCGAGGGCCGACACAGTTTGCCGCTGTGCCGACCCTCTAAACACCAAGCTAGGATGAGTAGCGAGATGCCTGCCAGAGCAGATAGCATGCCGAAGCAATTTCGGCGACTTCTATGTCCCGATTGCGGGATTTCATTTCAAGCAACCGGCCCGGCGTCGAAACGCTGCTCTTCCTGCCAAGCGGCGAAGAAGAAGGCGTACGACCACGCTTATGATCTCTCGCTGCGCGAGAGGCGGTCGGCTTGCATCGATTGTTCGGCGCCGTTTCCAGATGGCGTCCATGCCGCAAAGAAAAGGTGTGAGGTGTGCGCGAAGTTAGAGGCCAGAGCCCAGCGCGCAAAATTTCAGAAGGATAATCGTGCGCTTGGTCCCGTCTATAGACGGCGGCACTATGTAAAGCACCGGGACAAAATCTTAGAAAGAAGAAATAGCCCTAAGGGTCGGGAGCAGGCAGCTCGCATCATTCGCGAGCGCCGCCGTCGCGATCCGGGCTATCGTCTTCATTGCAACATATCCCGCGTTGTTGCCTTATCGCTCGATGGCGCAAAAGGCGGGCGAGGCTGGGAAGCCCTAGTCGGCTACACGCGAGAACAATTGACCGCTCACCTTGAGCGCCAATTCACCAAGAGTATGACGTGGGAGAACATGGGGGGCGAAACTGGCTGGCAGGTTGACCACATCTTGCCGCGTGCGCTGTTTTCGTTCTCGTCTCCCGACGA